TGTCATATAAGACAGACTATGATCTTGGGCATACTGTCAAAGTCATTTCCAAGGCATGGGGTGTATCAATGACAACACGTATCACTGAAATAGTAGAAACTTATGATGCGAATGGCCAGAGTGTAAGCGTAGTATTTGGAAAAGCTGAATTAACAATAGCACAGAAAATTCGTTCCGATATGAGCCAAGTTAAAACAGCAATATCTGCTCCAACCGGTATTTCTGAGGTAGCTGAGGCAATAGGAAATGTGACAGAAACTATTGGTGATTTAAATGAATTAGACCCTAAAATCCAAGGAGATAGCGTTACCGATAGTATTAACAATCTGTTTGGAAAACTACCTGCACTCGAGAATTTTGTAGGTGCGGGTACAACATCGGTCGGCCAATATGCTTTGCATAACATGGTACCTGGAGATGCCTTTTACTTTACCTCGTACAGTGGTAACAAGTTCAGTGACCAGCCAAGTGAGAACGGACACATCTTTTTGATAAAGCATAATGGAGACAACACAGGAAACGGTTACCAAAGGGCGATGGGTTTCTTTATCAGTAGGGATACTATGACGTTCTATGTTATTTCTGTTTTCGTATTCAATAACCCATCCGGGCAGGCGAACTGGCTAAGCTTTCCGCTCGGTGCACTTACGGATATAGCTGCTGCCGTTCGAGGAAGCACCTTTGCATCCAGCATTAACAATGTCTATAATGCGCCTGTATCAGGGACCAGGATTGCGAATGGTGCTGTCACTACCGCAAAGATTGCTCAGGAAGCTGATACCTCAATAACCTACTCACTTGCAAGTGGTGTGACAATGGGTTTTAATATGTCATTTGTAAATAAGGGTGTTGTTTCAATCGGAATGCAGATTAACGTGGGGGCTTCAGGAGTTGCTTCTGGCGGCACGATTCTAACAATAACAAATGCGAATTTTTACCCTTACTCGACGGTACGCGCTGTAGCAACTACTGTGGGAGGTAGCGGAACAAGTATGCCAATTACAATTAACACAAGCGGTGTGGTAGCAAACGCGGCTTCTTCCACACTGCCTACGGGTTTTTACCTTATATCTTGCTCTTACGCGAGAGCTTAAAGGGAGGAGAGCAATATGGAGAAAAGCGGATTTTTCAACTCATCTGATGGAGATAGAGTCTATGATGCAACTGACTTTGCTGAATATTTCGGAAGTCTTGTATCTAACGGTGTATTTTATGCTACACCAACAAACCTACAGGTTTCTCCTGCAATTGGATTAGCAGTGAGTGTTGCAGCAGGAAGTGCATGGATTAATGGATATAGATATGAAAACACGGATGCTTTGAATATGCCACTTACTACGGCAAATGGAAGCAATCCTCGTATTGACCGGATTGTGGTTCGTTTAAATCAAATCAACCGAAGCATTAAGATTGCAGTTGTTGACGGAACCCCTGCTGCAACACCAGTGGCTCCTGAATTGACAAGAACCAGCGATATCTATGAACTTGGAATCGCAGACGTGCTTGTACCGACGGCAGCCACATCGATAGTTACAAATAACATCATGGATACCCGTATGAATACCAATCTTTGTGGTTTGGTGAATTCGTTAGTATCGGCAGTCTATGAATAGGAGGTGAGATTCGATGGCGGATATTAATGGCATAACACTGCAGGCGGGTTCTAGCCCGACCGTTTATTACACGATTACTTATACTAAAAGCCGGCCAAATAATAGCCAGATGACCTATAACTTCACTATATCCGCTGCATTGGGTTCATCTGGGTCTTTTATCCACAACGGTTATGCTTTACTTTGTACCATGACCGTAAATGGCTCTTCCTCGCAGGTACGAATAAAGGCAGAGGACGGCGATAACTGGGATGGAACCACACCGAGACTTAGGTACGTTTCAGTGACCTGTGCTTCAACTACTGGGAATACTGCACAGGGGGTGCGCTTTCGAGTAGTCTCAGATGGGAGACTTACGCTCTCTTCAGGTGTGATTGACAATTCAAGCTACACGGTGCTGAGTTCACCACTCCTAACGACAGCCTGCGGAGCACCGACTTCTTGTTCTGTAAGCTCCACACTTGCAGAAGGCAGCGTTACCCTTTCATGGAGCGGGGCATCTGGTGGTATAAATAACGCAATATCCTCCTATGAGATACAATACAGCGATTCCTCTGATAACTTAACATGGGGAGCATGGACATCACTGACTACAGTGACCACTACAGCTACAAGCGGTAGCGTGGATACATCGCCGCCAGCCATAAGAGGCAATTACCGAAGATTTCAGGTACGGACACGCGGTACAGCAGGAGCGAGCTATTACTCCGGCTGGAAAGTATCAACGAACTCAGTCAGAAGAAATACAGCACCTAAGTCAGCGACAACAGCCGTTGCATCTCCTGCGGCATATAGCGATGAGATTATTACGCTGACTTGGAGTGGAGCATCAAGCGGTACCAGTCCGATAAAGGGATACCAGATTGCCAGTCGTACATCCACGGATAACATAACTTGGAGTACATGGAATGTACTGACTATGCTGATTCTGACGGCAAGCGGAGGCAGCTATAATCCAACTGTATCGAGAACACCTGGAACATATACTCAATTTGGCATTTGGACAATCGACACATTTGATGTTTACTCTGTAGAGAAGATCAGTAACAGTATCTATTGTAATATAACGGCTTGTGGGGCTCCGACAGCTTGCTCTGTAAGTGCAACTTTAGCTGAAGGAAACGTCTCACTTTCCTGGAGTGGCGCATCTGATGGTGCTGGAAATGCCATCACATCCTATGAGATACAATATAGTGACTCAGCAGATAACAGTAACTGGGGTGCTTGGGCTGCTCTGACCACAGTGAACACTTCTGCAACAAGCAGCATCTTAAGCGTCAGTCCACCAACTACGCGCGGTAATTATCGTCGATTCCGAGTAAGAACGCGAGGAACAGCCGGAGATAGTTTCTATTCTGACTGGACGATATCTAGCAACAATGTCCGTAGAAATACATTGCCGATACCACCGACTACTTTTACCGCTACTCCTCCGATATATGAGGTCAGAAAAATAACCCTTTCATGGAGCGGAACAATACCTGGAACCAGTGCTATTAAGCAGTATGTTATTCAACAGGCTACATCGACAGACGGAGTAAATTGGTCGGCATATGAAGCTCTGAATACTGTCGTTTCAAGTGCTACTTCTGGTGTCCTCGAGGTGAACGGTTCACAGATAGCTGGTATGTATACTCGTTATCGAATCAGTGTTACAGATGTTCTCGATGCGGTTTCAACTTATGTAGTCAGCGGTACAGTAAAGAAAAATAGTCCACCTGCCGCACCGACAATTGTCTGCCCGATGTCTGATAATTCTATTTATAACACTACACCACGTTTCATGATTACAACAGGCATGGAACCGGATGGTCAGACGCAAATAGTAGAGGTCAAAATTGATTCCGGTCAATGGCATAACAGCGTGGACAATCCTGAAAGGTTTTCCACGAGTGGTTACCTCGGTAATGGGGTTAAGACGGTTTACCAAGCTGAACCTCTTTCTGTAGGAAATCATACGGCTACCTTCCGTTGCCTTGACAGTGATATCGAGTCAGCAAGTGCAGAAGTTGTTCGTTCCTTTACAGTATTGGAATTACCCTTTGAAATCATCACTGCTAATGTGACACATGTAAAGGCAACACATATTCGAACACTCCGTACTGCTGTAAATAGAGTGCGTAGCTATTACAATCTAACACCTGTTACTTGGAATGAGGATATCATTGCGGGAAAGACCACTATCAAGAATTGGCCGTCCCATATTACTGAAATTCGAAAATCTATTGATACTGTTATTATGGTAATAAATGATTTTGATTCTTCTACGGCATTTGACATACCAGCTTTTACATGGCTGCCTATTGGAATGGGGCGGCCGAAGGCAGATGCCGTGGAACAAATACACAACCTAATTCTGATACTATAAGGGTTGAAAAATACAATTCAGCGCTCTTGCGATTTGCAGGGGCGCTTTTCTATACACAAATTCAACTTAATGGAGGTGTTTTAATGAAAGAGATATGGAACTGGATACAGTTAGCTTTTGCAGCAGCTGGGGGATTTCTCGGATGGTTTCTCGGTGGCTATGATGGTTTTCTTTATGCACTGATAGCTTTTGTTACTATAGATTATTTGACAGGTGTTCTATGCGCAATTATTGATAAAAAGCTGTCTAGTGAAATCGGTGCTAGAGGAATTTTCAAAAAGGTACTTATCTTTGTAATGGTGGGTGTTGCTCATATTCTTGACACTCAGATACTGGGTAGTGCCGGTGAAAATGGTGGTGTACTTCGAACAGCGGTGATCTTCTTCTACTTGAGTAATGAGGGTGTTTCAATTTTGGAGAATGCTGGGCATATTGGACTCCCTATCCCAGAAAAATTAAAAGAGGTTCTAAAACAGCTACATGGGCGTGATGATGAACCTCCTAAGTCAGGTGATGGAATATGATTGATTTAACAAAAGCGGTGACAGTGTTCATTGGCAGACGCGGTGAACACTACTTTCGCCATCTTGAGTTTGACGTTTCTAGTTTATTGGATGGCACTTATCCAGGAGCAGCCCTTAATGCTATATACAAAAGACCAGATGGCATTGCTTATCCGGTGGTCACTACCTATGCGGATGGAGTCCTTACATGGTCACCCAGTGCAACGGATACACAGATCGTCGGTGTCGGCCAACTGGAGATAAGGGTTACTTATGGCGATGTGGTAGGTAAAAGCGTTCGGATACTAACCATCGTCGAGGAGGCACTAGCTGACGGTATAGTTGAACCACCCGAGCCACCTGCTCAGGAATGGCTCAACCAGGTGCTTTCTGTCTTAGCCGAACTGGATATTGATGAGATAAACAGTCTGTTAAATCTCACTTATAACCTGTTAAATACTACACACGATTTGGTCGAGGATACTCGCGACAATCTGTATATGCGGACTGGTGTTCTCCTGAACCATTCGCATCCGATAGAAACAGCTACAGCACCAGATATGGTAAGTCGAAGAGCATCCATAACATTCACAGGCATAAATAACGGCAACAACGTAGTAATTGGTACGGTAACATATACCTTTGTTACGGCATTAAGTAGCCCTGCCGCAAACAATGTGCAAGTGTTAATCCAAGGCACTCTCCGCAATACTGTTAAGAAATTTGCAGAAGCCATAAGGGGTATTCAAGATGTAATGAATATTGCTTATGGGTCAGGAACCTCACCAAATCTGGCAAGCACAGCCTATTGGACGAGTCGGATTTTCTCCATTGGTGATGTTACCATTCCTTCTGGGGAGAGCCTATTCTTATTGGAAAGAGCGGAAAATGCGATCACAGCCTTGGCTCTTACCTCCACAGCAACAGCAACTATCAACGCATTTACCAGAGCAAGCTATTTAAGGTATGTCTTGAGCGGTAATGCTACCGGCGCGGGCGGTATTAATAGTGTCCGAGGACCTTTGCACACATTACTGCCCATTGGTAGCGTAGTTATAGGCGGACAGGGTGGATCGCTTTATCCAACAGCTTATGATTGTCATTTGATTACCCTTTGTCGCCAATCGGATACAAGTGAAAAAGAATTAGACCTATATATCTCAAACGACGAAGTGAACTTTACCAGAATCTCACGCAGCACGCCTATCGGTGCTGATAGTTCAAACGCTGGGTTGCATATTCATATTCAAATGCGTCAAAGCCGAGTGCCTTCTGGTTATGGGCTGTATATCAGTATGGGAAGTGATGGCACATCGGCGAGTGCCTACTGCGATTTGAAGTTTACCTACCACCTATACCCTGTCAATCTTGCTTAACCAACAATTAAGTTTGAGGTGATTTTAATGAATTTACGAAAGTTAATACTTACAAATAACGCTTGCTTTAAAGCAGGCAAAACGATAACTCCCAAAGGCATCATGGTTCATTCTACCGGGGCAAATAATCCATGGCTGAAACGCTATGTTGGCCCGGATGACGGTTTTCTCGGAAAGAACCAATACAACAATCATTGGAATCAAAATAAGCCGGGAGGTCGCCTGGTTTGTGTTCATGCCTTCATTGGCAAACTTGCGGATGGAACAATTGCCACATACCAGACTCTTCCGTGGAACCATCGCGGCTGGCACGCTGGAGGAAAAGCAAATGACACCCATATAGGCTTTGAGATTTGCGAGGACGGTCTTTCGGATAGCACCTATTTCAACAAGGTGTACCGGGAGGCCGTTGATCTTTGCGTATATCTTTGCAAACTTTATGGCTTTACCGAAAAGAACATCATTTGCCACAGTGAGGGTTACAAGCAGGGCATCGCCAGTAATCATGCAGATGTGATGCACTGGTTTCCTAAACACGGCAAGTCGATGGACACATTTCGAGCCGAGGTCAAAAAGGCGCTGACTCCCATTAACCCCTATAAAATATACACCGTAGTTAAGGGCGACTCCCTTTGGAAGATTGCTAAAGAAAAGCTTGGTAATGGCGAAAGATATTCGGAGATTAAAGCACTCAACGGTCTAACTACTAATATCATCTATGCCGGACAGAAATTGAAAATTCCTAATTAAGCACGATGCCCTTGGAGGTCAAAAAACTTCCGAGGGCATTATTTTTTTCTAAACCGTCAGATTTCCTTTCCTCCCATGGCTACCAGGTAGAGGGCAACAAATTAAATCGCCCTTTGGAAAGAGGTGAAGGACATGAAACACAACCTTAAAATCAGTGTTTCAAAAGAGCCACAGACAGGCGGAATCGTTACTTGTCGTAATGTCACCATAAGGGAGCGCATCCTACGTTTCCTCCTTGGAGATAAACAGCGTGTAACCATTCTGATTCCAGGAGACAGTGTTGAGGAACTCTCCATCTGTGAGACTACGAAAGGAGGAAATGACCTTGAGCAAAGTAAAGTTACTGCTTGATGTGGTAGATGATATGCGAAGTCTTGCAGACAGCATACAGGCAGTTTGTGATGCAATGACAGAAAGTGATTCTGCTCCTAAAGAAGTGCCTTCCACAAAGACAGAAACAGCAAAAGAGCCGGATATCCCACTTGAAAAAGTGCGTATGGTGCTTGCCGAAAAGAGCCAGCTTGGATTTACCGCCGAAGTACGAGGAATCATTCAAAAGTATGGTGCCGACAAGTTAAGTGCCGTTGACAAGGCTTACTATGCTGACATCTTGAAAGATGCGGAGGTTCTTGGCAATGGGTAATCACGCAATATTATCTGCATCCTCTTCACACAGATGGCTTCATTGTTTACCGTCAGCAAGGCTTGAACTTGAGTTTGAGAGTACAAGTGGTACTGCAGCAGAAGAAGGATCCGCGGCCCATGCCCTGTCGGAACACAAACTGAAAAAGTCACTCCATATAAGGAGCAAGCGTCCTATATCAGACTATGACTCAGATGAGATGGAAGAATGCACGGATGCCTATGTCGATTTCGTTATGGAACAGGTGGAACTTGCAAGGAAGTCCTGCAATGATCCAATCGTCCTTATCGAAAAGCGCCTTGATTTTTCCTGCTATGTACCAGACGGCTTTGGTACAGGAGATTGTTTAATCATCTCAGATGAAAGACTTCACATCATAGATTTCAAATATGGCATGGGTGTGCTTGTAGATGCAGTGGACAATCCTCAGATGAAACTTTATGCCTTGGGTGCTCTTGAAATCTATGACAGCCTTTATGATATCAACGAAGTGTCAATGACGATTTTCCAGCCAAGAAGAGAGAATGTCAGCACATGGACTGTACCGGTAGAGGAGCTTAAATGTTGGGCAGAAGAGGAACTTAAGCCAAAGGCAGTAAAAGCCTATAACGGCGAGGGTGAATATATACCGGGTGAATGGTGTACTTTCTGCAAGGCTGCAGTCAGATGCCGTGCAAGAGCCGAAGAAAAATTAAAACTCGCGCAGACAGAGTTTAAGATGCCAACGTTACTTACTGACAATGAGATAGAAGAGATTCTGTTCATTCTCCCCGACCTTACCAAATGGGCAAATGAGATAACAGCCTATGCCACAGATGCCGCTGTGAATCACGGCAAAGAGTGGAACGGTTTTAAGGTTGTGGAAGGTCGCTCGGTTCGCAAATACAAAGATGAAAACGCCATCGCAGAAAAAGCCGTGGCAAGCGGATTTAAGGACATTTACCGTAAGAGCCTCATCCCTATGACAGAGATGCAGAAACTGATGGGTAAAACCAGATTTGAGGAAATTCTCGGTGACCTCATTTATAAACCACCGGGCAAGCCGACTCTTGTTCCCAACTCGGATAAAAGACCGGCTATGAACGTAGCAGATGCAAAAAACGAATTTAACGAAATTATGGAGGATTAAATATTATGGCAAATAACACTAATAAAACTAAGGTTATCACAGGTGTAAACACAAGGCTCTCTTACTTCCACGGATGGGAGCCGGTATCTATCAACGGAGGTGCTGAAAAGTACAGCGTTTCCGTTCTCATTCCAAAGGATGATAAGGAAACTCTTGATGCAGTAAATGCAGCCATCGATGCAGCTATTGAAGAAGGTATTGCGAAGTTCGGTGGTAAGAAGCCAAATAAGGCTACCATTAAACTCCCTCTCCGTGACGGTGATGTAGAGCGTGACGATGAGGCATACAAAGGGCATTATTTTATTAATGCTAATAGCGTAACTGCTCCGCAGATTGTAGACAAAAGAGTTAAACCTATTTTGGATCGCAGTGAAGTGTACAGCGGTTGTTACGGTAGAGTTTCTCTTAACTTCTATGCTTTCAACTCCAATGGCAATAAGGGTGTAGCTTGTGGTCTTGGTAATATTCAAAAGATTAAGGATGGCGAACCTCTCGGTGGCAAGACTTCTGCAGCAGATGACTTTACTACTCTTGTGGATGATGACTTCCTTGCCTAAAAGGAACGATGACATTGCGGTGGTGGAGGCTTTCCCTCTGCCACCTTTTTTCTTTTAGGAATGGAGGCATGTTATGAAGAACTTGGAAATCGATATTGAAACATACTCATCTGTAAATTTGCAAAAGAGCGGAGTTTACCGTTATGTAGAGGCAGATGACTTTGAAATATTACTGTTTGGATATTCTGTCGATGGCGGAGAAGTTATGGTGGTTGACCTTGTGAGTGGAGAAAAGATACCGAAGAAGATACTCGATGCCATAACCGATGAAAATATAACCAAATGGGCATTCAATGCTCAGTTTGAGCGTGTCTGCCTTTCCCGTTATCTTGGCTATCCCTTTGGATATTATTTAAATCCTTCATCATGGAAATGCTCAATGGTATGGTCGGCATATATGGGACTTCCCCTTTCCTTGGAAGGTGTGGGTGCTGTTCTTGGCCTTGAAAAGCAAAAGCTGACTGAAGGCAAAGACCTTATAAGATACTTCTGTGTACCCTGTGCTCCTACCAAATCCAATGGTGGAAGGACTCGTAACCTGCCAAGTAATGATGAGGAGAAATGGCAGAGGTTCAAGGACTACAACAAGCGTGATGTTGAAACAGAAATGCAAGTACAGCAAAGGCTTATAAAGTTTCCTGTGCCAGAAGACATATGGAATGAGTACCATCTCGACCAGAAAATCAATGATCGTGGCATAAAAGTTGATATGGATTTTGTAAAACAGGCTATTGCTATAGATGAGATTTCTCATGAAAAACTAATGTCAGCAATTCAGCAAATGACGGAACTTGATAACCCTAACTCGGTACAACAGATGAAAGGCTGGCTTTCCGAAAACGGTCTTGAAACAGATACACTTGGTAAAAAGGCTGTGATAAAACTATTAAAGGATGCACCGGAGCATTTGGCTGAAGTTCTTAAGCTCCGTCAGCAGCTTGCAAAATCGTCCGTTAAGAAATATACGGCAATGGAAAATGCTGTTTGTGCGGATTCTCGTGCCAGAGGGATGTTTCAATTTTACGGTGCAAACAGAACCGGCCGCTTTGCAGGAAGGCTTGTGCAATTACAGAATCTGCCTCAAAATCATATGCCGGATTTAAAAGAGGCACGAGGCATAGTAAAAAGTGGTGATTATGAAACTCTTGAAATGCTCTATGAAGATATACCGGACACCCTCTCACAGCTTATCCGCACAGCCTTTGTGCCAAAGGACGGCAATAAGTTTATTGTTGCAGACTTTTCTGCAATTGAGGCTCGTGTGCTTTCATGGCTTGCAGGTGAAGAATGGCGAACCGAAGTATTCGCAAGCGGTGGTGACATTTATTGTGCATCGGCATCACAGATGTTTAAAGTTCCTGTAGAAAAGCATGGTGTGAACGGTCATCTAAGGCAAAAAGGAAAAATTGCAGAATTGGCACTTGGATATGGTGGATCTATTGGTGCATTAAAGGCTATGGGTGCATTGGAGATGGGACTTGCAGAGGAAGAATTGAAACCCCTTGTAAATGCCTGGAGAGCATCCAATCCAAACATCGTAAAGTTCTGGTGGGATGTTGACTCTGTTGTTAAGAAATGCATCAAGGAAAATAAGTCACAGAAAACTAATAACATTGAGTTTCATTGCATGAGTGGAATGCTATTCATAGTTCTCCCTTCCGGCAGACAACTTGCCTATGTAAAACCTCGTATCGGTGAAAATATCTTCGGTGGTGAGTCTGTGACTTATGAAGGTGTAGGTGGAACAAAGAAATGGGAAAGAATTGAAAGTTATGGACCCAAGTTTGTAGAAAACATTGTCCAAGCAATCTCCCGTGATATTTTGATATATGCCATGAAGACACTCCAAACTTGTAGCATCGTGGCTCATGTGCATGATGAAGTAATCATTGAGACAGACCCTCGAATTTCGATAGACAGCGTATGTGACCAGATGGGTAGAGTTCCTCCCTGGGCAAAGGGGCTACTCCTTAATGCCGATGGTTATGAATGCGATTTTTACAAAAAAGATTAGTGAAAACATCAGATTTCACCTCCCGCCGTGGCTACCAGGTAGGAGGTGTTTTTTTATGAATGTTTTTCAAGTCACAGACAACAACCCAATACCAAGTGAAACTATAAAAATGACTAACAGCCAAATGCAGAAAGAGGCTGATTACTATATGGCTCAAAAACTGCTTAAACAGCTTTTATCTGCGGAGTTAATTTCACTGGATGAATTCGACAAAATTACAGAGTTAAATCGCAAAAAATTCTCACCCGTTTTAGCAAAGATAATGCCATAAAACACTTGCTATTACTGGCTTTTAGAGCGAATATGTCATATACCGAAAGCGAGGTGAGATGATGAAAAAGATATTTAAAGTTGACAATATAGCAGCCACTTCAAAGAGAAAACTTCGTGTTGCTGCATATGCCAGAGTTTCCACTGACAGTGATGAACAGCTGGTAAGTTTAAAGGCTCAGAAAGAGCATTACGAAAGTTGCATTAAATTGAACCCAGAATGGGAGTTTGCAGGCCTTTATTATGATGAAGGCTTGAGTGGTACTAAGAAAGATAACAGAACCGGTCTTTTGGATATGATCGCAGATGCTGAGCAAGGCAAGATTGATTTTATTCTTACAAAGTCAATCAGCCGTTTTGCAAGAAATACAACCGACTGCTTGGAAATGGTAAGAAGACTGATTGATGTTGGTGTGTTCATTCAATTCGAGAAAGAAAACATTAATACAGGTTCTATGGAAAGTGAGTTAATGCTCTCCATACTAAGCGGTCTTGCCGAAAGCGAGTCTGTTTCCATTTCACAAAACAGTAAATGGGCTATTCAGAAACGCTTTATAAACGGCACTTTTATTATTTCCTACCCGCCATACGGTTACATAAATGCTGATGGCAATATGGAGGTTGTGCCTGAGGAGGCGGAAATAATTCGCACCATTTTTAGAGAGTGTATTAACGGCAAAGGAGCCTTTCTCATAGCCAAAGAATTAAATGAGCGAGGCATTCCATCAAAGCGAGGTACAATATGGCATCCGTCAACGGTTCAAGGTGTTCTTAAGAACGAAAAATATACTGGAGATGTAATCTTTCAAAAGACCTATACAGACAGCAAATTTAACCGCCATATAAACTACGGCGAAGAAAATCAGTATCTTTTTGAAAATCATCATGAGGCTATTATCAACCATGAAGATTTTGAAAAGGCACAATCGATTATGGAGCAACGTGGCAAGGAAAAGGGTGTTCTTAAAAAGGAAGGCAAATACCAAAAGCGGTATATATTCTCCGGCAAAATAACCTGCGGAGAGTGCGGTTCCCGTTTCAAAAGACGTATTCATTATTCCGGAAAGAACGAGTATATCGCCTGGTGCTGTACAAAACACATAGATCACACAGTTAAATGCTCAATGAAGTTCATCAAAGATGAAGATATTAAGGCTGCATTTGTAACTATGCTAAACAAGCTGGGTTTTTCTTGTGATATGCTACTCAAACCCTTTATGCAAGGGTTGAGAAATATTGATGAGAAAGCTTATCTAAAGAAGATAACTGAAATTGAAGAACGGATTCA